GTTTTTGCCGCTTGCAGTACATTTTAAGGAGAACGAGTGTGAGAAGACTTAACAAAAATTCAACTATACAACCTATCTTATACTCAAGATCTTCGAGTTCTACAGGGGTAGGATAACATGGCGTCCTTTGGGTGGGCATATGTAGACTGCACCGATGTTGGGCCCGATGTTGCAGGTCCGACTGGTTCGGTTCAGTTTCTAACGGGAACAAACGCACTTAGTGGTACAACAAGCTTTCTATACCACACCGCCGCAGTACATGGTTATGCTGCTAGCACGCTTGTACTTACGGGAACCTTGGTTGTTTCTGGTACTATATCAGCCAGCATGTATCACATCAAAGATATTGCGCTTATTGATACAACTGGTTCAACTTATTTTGGTAATTCGGCTGATGATATTCATGCGAGAACAGGAAGCCTTGACTTATACTCAAATTCCACAAGAATATATAATATTGAATCATCTGCCGGCAACATCTCTGGGTCCGGTACCCTTCACAACGTCGGCGCCGCAACGTTTGGAAGCACAATTGCAGCTAGCGGGTCACTTACATCAACAGGATTAACTTCTACCGGTCCCATTTCTGGCTCTGGCACACTTCAAATCGTTGGTGCAATCACATCCACGGGCAATATGTCGACGACAGGATCTTTAGTAGGAAATGTTCTAGATATTGGTGGTTCAGATTTTACAGTCACTCCCGACGGAAACGTATCTGCCTCCGGACCAGTTACAATTACATCGCTTAGCGCTAGCGGCGAAAGTCATTTCTCAGGAAACCTTGGCATAGGTACCGCAACCACACTGTATGATTTGCATGTTAACGGCCCAGGCGCAACAGTAGCGTCTATAGACGCCGGCCCCTCCGCGGACGGTTATCTTAAATTCCTCACTAACCATGTAGAAAAAGCATATCTTAAACAGGGTGGTGGTGGAAATCTTCTTATTGTAAACCAAGGCACCGGCGGTGAAATTAAGTTTTTCTGTGACAACACCACTCACACGTTATCGATGAACGACACAGATCTATCAGGCTCTACTACATTACATATGGTGGGCCCCGCTACACTGGGTTCTACTCTGGCAACGAGTGGTTCCGTCACAGCCGGCAGCCATGTTGTACCGGCTACAGACAACAATCTCAACCTTGGATCGCCCGCCAAGCGCTGGGCCAACTTATATACGGGCGACTTACACCTTAAAAACGATAGGGGTGATTGGACCGTGGTCGAGGAAGAAGATTATCTGTGTGTAATTAACAACAAAACCGGAAAGAAATTCAAAATGGCGCTTATCCCGATAGGGGAAGATGAGTAGACAAACATTTTTGTCTTCACTTTGAAGTTAAACACGGTATAAAAGGGCTTTAATGTTTAATAATACTATTTATTTTGAGTCATTGCCAAATAGGAGTTTAATTTATGTCCCACCTGCTTAAGGAGGCGATCGTTGATGCCGCTGCGCTACGTGAAAGCGCGCTAAAAAATGCAGAAGATATTGTAATAGAGAAATATTCTAATGAAGTTAGGAAAACCCTAGAGCATATCCTAGAACAAGATGACATGGCCCTTGATATGGGCGGAGATATGGCCCCCGAAGAGATGGGCCCCCCCGCCGAGGACCCGGCGATGGATCCGATGGCAACCGACATTGATATGGGTGACCCCATGGCAGCCGAAGAAGAAGGCGAAGCTGAGGAAGTTGCCGAGAACGAAGGTGACATTCCTTATGCGGCCACCAATGGCCTATCTGATTTAAATGGCAAAAATTTGTCAGGTATACCATCTGAGGGCGAGCAAGTAGAGGTGTCTATTGATCTTGGTGCCCTCCGAGAAGCACTTCAAGAGCTTCAAGACGGTGAAGAGGTTGAAATTAACCTTGGCGAGGCCACCGATGCTGGCTCCTTTGCTGGTGAAGAGGCTGAGGAAGACGAGGACAAGGATGACAGTGCTGCTGCCCTTGCCGGATCGGCCGCAGCAGAAGAGGCTGACTCTGATGCAATGAAAAACGCCGGTCTCGAAGAGGACAAAAAGCCCGACGGCGACGGAGACGGAGCCCCCCCATGGGCCGATAAAGATGACAGTGATGAAGACGTGCAAGAGGAGAATTTAGATTCTCTCGTCGATGCCATCGCAGAAAAGCTCACAGTTGATTTAGGCGCCGAGCTATCTGGTTGGGCTGGACGCCCCACATCACAACTCAAGCATGAGCAAGAAAGAGAACTTGCCGGCGCACAGAGTGACGATGTAAAAGAAGATTTAAAAGATTTGAACAAGGCTCAAGAAAAGTTGGTTGCAGAAAATAACCAACTTAAAGAGCAAAATAACCAATATAAGCAAGCAGTTGAAGAGTTGCGAGAAGGTTTACAAGATGTAAACCTTTCCAATGCTCGCTTGCTTTATACGAACCGCGTATTGCGAAATACCTCCCTAAATGAGCGACAAAAAACAAAAATTGTCGAAGCTATTTCCAATGCTGGTTCTGTAACAGAAGCGAAGATGATGTATGAAACACTTCAAAGCACAATGGAGACTGCTCCCAAGAGAGGTCCACAATCATTGAGCGAAGCCATCAATCGTAATCACGCATCTGTTATTCGTGCGACTCGTCATGAGTCCACGGCGTCTGATCCATTCCAAGATCGGATGAAAAAACTAGCTGGAATAAAATAATCATAAATATATAAGGAGGTGATTTTAAAATGTCTAGTATTATAGAAAGATTGACAGAAGGTACTATCAATCGTGATATGCGTGCCGAAGGTTCTGCTCTACTCTCCAAGTGGGAGAAAACGGGTCTCTTAGAAGGGATCAGTAATGAGCAACACCGTCAAAGTATGGCGCGCCTGCTTGAAAATCAAGCAAAAGAGTTGCTACGCGAAAGTAGCACAATGAAAGGTGGTTCTGTTGAGGGCTTCGCGGCCGTCGCATTCCCCATCGTTCGTCGTGTTTTCGCTGGCCTAATTGCTAACGACCTAGTTAGCGTACAACCGATGAGTCTACCGAGTGGTCTCATCTTCTTCCTTGACTTCACTGTCTCCACTGATGGCGCGGGCCTGCCCCGCCTAGGTTACGGTAATCCTCAAGGTGATGAAGAGTCACTATATGGTGGCGGTCGTGTTGGTAAGGGCATCGTTGATGGTGTTCTGATTACTGAGGAAAACGCTGAGGAAGGTGCATATAACCTTAACAACGCTTACTCGTCTCCGACGGGTTCCGGGGTGGTTACAATTGCATATATTACATCAAGTGTGTATAGCTCTTCCGCCGGCGATATTCCGAAGCTTTGCCAGTTTGATCCTGAGCTTGAGTCTCAGTCTGGCACAGCAACCGTTGCCGTTGGTCGCATACTTTGTAGCGGCCTTACCGACTTCGACATAGTTGAGGGTGTTCGTAACCTAAATGCAATTGTGCTTTCGAGTTCATCCGGTTATGGTGGTATGGGCAAGATGGCCTCGTCAGAATCCTCGGCGGAAGCGCGGTATGGTGTTCAGCTTAAGCGTCTTACGCGCTTTACTGGCTCAGCATCTACTCACGCTATTGTTGTTATCGCATCGTATGATGGTGCCGCAAGTGCCCTGCAACTGCAGGAGCTTCTGACCGGTTCAACACACGCTGCGGGCGGCGGTGGTACCGCGTACCCAGGCGATGGTGGAGCAAACCTAATTTCGGGATCCTGGCCCATTGTTGACGACTTCGTCACTGGTGGTGCTCTTGGTTCTGTGGTCGGTGACGATCCGTGGGGCTTGGAGAATAACGAGAAGATCCCCGAGATCGACATTAAGGTCGATTCCGTGGCTGTGACCGCTATCACCAAGAAGCTGAAGGCTAAGTGGACACCGGAGTTGGGTCAAGACCTCAACGCCTACCACAACCTTGATGCTGAGGTTGAGCTTACCAGTATTCTCTCTGAGCAGATTGCTCTTGAGATCGACCGTGAGATCCTTGAGGACCTCATTAAGGGTTCGAAAGCTGGTACGCAGTACTGGTCCCGTTCGCCGGGTCTGTTCGTTAACCGCTCAACCGGCGCCGAAATTGGCGCTAGCTCTGCGGCGCCGGACTTCACCGGTACAGTCAGTGAGTGGTATGAGACTCTTGTCGAGACCATTAACGATGTGTCTGCTCAAATTCACCGCAAGACTCTGCGTGGTGGTGCTAACTTTGTTGTCTGCGGACCTGAAGTTGCCAACATCCTTGAGTTCACTGCTGGCTTCCGTGCTTCCGTCACTCATGACGACGAGCGTGGTTCCATTGGTGCGGTTAAGGTCGGTTCTCTAACTAAGAAGTTCGATGTGTACGTTGATCCGTACTTCTATCGTAACCTCATCTTGGTTGGTCGACGTGGATCCTCTTTCCTTGAAAGCGGATATGTATATGCACCTTATGTGCCGCTACAGACCACGCCTACTATCTTTGGACCGGATGACTTCGTGCCCCGTAAGGGAGTCATGACTCGTTATGCGAAGAAGATGGTTCGTCCCGATATGTATGGCTTAGTCGTTGTACGAGGTATCATCGGTGAGGCTGGAGCTACATCCTAATAGATAAACATTTGTTACATATTAGGTAAAAAGCACGGCTAAACGTGATACGGAAGACCCCCACCTTGAAAAAGGTGGGGGTTTTCTTTATGTGAGGTGCTACTTATAAGCGAGGCAGAGGGTAACCTTTGTCTCACCTAAATTATAAACACATAAATGGAGGGTTTTAAATTATGGGAAGTAAAAGAGTGGGCTTGGCGAGAGTCGAAGCTCTATTAGAAGCGCTTAAGCGAGATATCAATTTCACTAGCACAACATTAACAGACTGCATTATTACAACGAGTGCTGCAGCAACCTTTACCGGTGCACACAGTATCAGCGGTACCGGCGCACATACTGTATATG